ATTGCTCAGAGAATGGTAAGTGAGTATCTACAGAAGTTACAAATTAAAAAGCAATTTGGAACATACCTATCACCTGCGATGGTTGAGAAGTTACAGAAGAATCCAGAGTTGCTACAACTTGGAGGAGAGTCTCGTGAGCTTTCTATTATGTTTACTGATGTACGAGGTTTCACTGCTATATCTGAGCACTACGGCGCTGATGTACAGGGACTTACAAAAATAATGAATCGCTACATGACAGCGATGACACAATCTATTTTAGAAGAAAATGGTACACTAGACAAATACATTGGTGATGCTCAGATGGCATTTTGGAATGCTCCACTTGACGATCCAAATCATGCCAAGCATGCAGTCAAGGCTGCTTTAAAAATGTTAGGAAAATTAGATGAGTTTAATAAAGAAGTTGCTTTGGATGGAGTACCTGCTTTTGGTATGGGGCTTGGTATTAATACAGGCACCGTTGTTGTTGGTAATATGGGTAGCACTCAGCGATTTGATTATACTTGTCTTGGCGACTCTGTTAACTTGGCCTCCCGCCTTGAGGGACAATCCAAAAACTATGGAGTTCTTCTCATACTTGGACCGGATACAGCCAAACAAGTTGAAGACGAATACAGGGTCATTCAATTGGATACTATTGCAGTTAAGGGTAAAAAAGAAGGTGTAGATATTTACACTGTTCTAGATAATGCTGATTGGGCTAAGAGTAAGTTATGACTCATAATAAATTCTTGGAAATATATCAGTCTGGAGATTGGGATAGAGCAATTACATATGCTACTGATCTTAGAAAATGTTTCAATAAAAAGCTCGATCACTATTATGAATTAATGATCGAGCGTATTGAAGATTATAAGATTAATCCACCCAAGAATTGGGATGGAGTGTTTAGAGCTACAAGTAAATAATTACTTTTTCTTTTTCTTTACTGGCTTTTTACACTTAGCTAGCTTTGGATTAGCAGCGCATTCTTTCTTAAGAGCTTCTGCAGCAGCTGCCTTTGCAGCCTTACGTTCTTTATTCTTTTCGATAGCATGTTCAATACGAGCTTTGTTTGCAGCAGCAGTAGCTGGGTCAACTGGTTTGTTTGCTGCATAAGATGCTGTTGACATAAGAACTGCTAATGCAGTTGCAATAAGAACCTTTTTCATTAGTCTCTCCTTTTAATTGTTGCTTTACTCATTTCTTCTTCAAACTTATCCATATCCATTACTTTGTAATTGGATTTGGCTTTTAACATAATCGCTACTTTTAACTTTTGGTTCAACCTAATAAGATCATTATCTAGTCTTCTTATTCTATCAATAAGACCAATGAGGATTTTGTTAGATTCACCAATAACAGGACTTATAATTTCTGTAGTCCATTTGTAAATATAATAAATGAAATATCCCATACCACCAGCAGCAATAATAGGAAACCCATATTTACTAATTACCTCACCAATGTTATCCATTTAATCCTGGATCCTTTCTTTTAACAAACTCAAATGCAGTTCTTCTATTAATAGTCATTAATAGAAGCTTACCATTTCCATATACACAAAAATACCTTTTACCATTATTAAAATAACGTTCGTGCACTAATAATTTATTCTTTTCGGACGAGTGATCTGTCGTCATGTAATCTTTGTTTTATCTCTTCGTCTGGTTTGACATCGATAATTTTAGATAGCATCTCATCAATTTTAACTATCTCAATATTAATTACACGTACTCTAGCATCCAAAGCTCCTATCATTCCTGTCAATCCCTGTACAGATTTAACAACCGTACCAAGAATAAACTGCATCATTTTAAATACAAAGAAGCCAGCTGCACAACATCCTGCAATAGGAAATCCAACATCAGTTACTAATTTTAAAAAGAAATCCATATCACATTCTCACTACTAAAACTACTCCAAATGCAATTGCTGCTAAAACTATAACACCTATCACTGAAGCAATTATTAATTGAATTGTATTTTCTTTGTCTATTTGTTTATTTCGTGCATCTAACGCAGCTTTTGCTTTAGCTTTCTTAAATGCTTCTCTTTGTGCAGGAGACATTCTAGCCATTGTCATAGCTTCCTGTTCTGCAGCTAATTCTCTCATAGCCTGTTCACGAAGTAATCTATTATTTTTTACAGTCTCGTTGTTGATCTTAACAAGTTCATTGCGAGCCTTAATAGCTTCGTTTTTAGCCTTCACTTTTTTCATATCGTCAGCAATTCCAAATACAGAATCGGTGACAACTTCTCCCCAAACTTTACCTAATTTGGCAGCATCTTTTGGATCTATTGGTATCATTTTAACTCCTATTATTTAACAATAATTATCGCAAAATACATACCAAAGTAATTTTATAACATCTGATAACACTTAAACTGTTGACTTAATACAGGAGAAGTATTATATATATTTATGTAGACGCCTTATGGGTCTACATTAACAATCAACCTTGCTTAATAGGAGGTCTTAAATGACACAATTTGATATCGCAAAAATGTTTGATATTGCTACAATTGACAAGTTCTTTGTTGGCTATGAGCCAATGATGAAGAGAATGGAAGAGGCACACGCTGCTCTTTCAAAAACCATCCCAAACTATCCACCATATAACATTGTAAAAGTTGACGATAACAAGTATGTAATCGAAATGGCAGTTGCTGGTTTTGGTAAGCAAAATCTTGATATCGAAATCAATGATGGCACACTTGTTATTTCTGGTCAATCCAATCAGTCTGACGAAGACTATGTTTATAAGGGTATTGCTGATCGTAGCTTCACCCGTAAGTTCTCTATTGCCGATACTGTGGAAATTAAAAACGCTGACTTGATTAATGGTATGTTAAAGATCTGGCTTGAGAATATCATTCCTGAATCCAAGAAACCAAAGAAGGTCGAGATTAATGATCCTACTTCTGATGTAGAAGTAAAGGCTGAGCCAGTCAAGGGATCAAAGAAGCAACTTCTCACAGAAAACAATAAAGAGGACTAAAATGTTAAATTTAAAAAATAAAGTAACTGGTTGGCTTAATCGCCAATCCAGACTAAGACGAGCTGTTCGTGAACTAAATGCACTTACTGACCGTGACTTAGCAGATATTGGTATTTCTCGTTGTGACATTAGAAAAGTAGCAAATGGAGGAAGACCATGACAAAACTTCTTGCTAAACTTTTTAAGTCTAATAAAAATACTAAAGAAGAAGGTATATTCATGAGCCCTGAAGAAAAATATATCATGGCTCGTAATCCTCAATCTATTCTTGATGTAGAGAACTATTCGAGAGATTATGAAAGAAAGCATAGTGCTTCTTTTCATCGTTCTTCTTGGAGCATTTTATAATGTGGCCATATACAGATGATGAATTGATTATAATCAACGAAGGTTGCAAATAACATAAAAGGGGGAAGAAATTCCCCCTTGACCTTTGTGTTTAATTATTGTATACTGTTCCTGTATGAATAAACAAAATCTAGACAAACTTAGAAAGGTGATATTGGAGATTGCTCCAAGAATGCAGCCACTGCTGCCACCACTTCCTTCACACCCAAATGGCAGAATAGCAATTGCACATATGTACAGTGTCCTTGAAGGAGTATTTGGCTGTCCTGTAAAACAAGTAAGAGATTGTAGGCTCCAGGATGCTATTGACATTGTTAACTATTGCATGGATAATGCTACACAATTAAAAATGATGCAGCCTCTTCGTGAGAAGTATCAGCCAGAACCAGAATTGCCACAGTTGACTACCTTGGAGAATTTTTTTGAGTAAATATTATACTAATGTGTCCATCAGTCGTAATGATATTCTACTACGTGGCTATGAAGATGGTCAACGTGTCCAGCACCGTATTCCATACAAGCCAACTCTATATGTTCACTCGAAGACTGGTAACTCGCTATACCGTAATCTAAGAGGTAAGCAAGTAGATGAAGTAAAGCTAGATTCTATTTCAGAAGCAAGAGATTTTGTTAAGCGTTATAGCGATGTAGAAGGGTTTGACATTTACGGTCTTACTAATTACATCTATGCGTTTATTAATGAATACTATCCTAGTGAAATAGATTATGATCCTAAGAAGATCTCGATGGTGAATATTGATATCGAAGTTGCAGCTGATCAAGGATTTCCAGATATCCAGACTGCCAACAAAGAGATTACTGCAATCACTATGAAAAAGGATGAGACGTATGTGGTACTTGGTTGTGGTGATTTTGATGTTTCTAAGTTGGACGCTGATCTTCAATCAAAAATAAAATATATTAAATGTAACGATGAGTCACAACTGTTAACTAAGTTTCTTGACGTGTGGCGTTCAAAATGGTTCTCTCCAGATCTTGTAACTGGATGGAACATTGAGACGTTCGATATTCCTTACATCGTCAATCGTATCAAGCGTGTGCTTGGTGAGTCTATTGCAAAGAAGCTCTCACCTTGGGAGTTGCTTGAAGAACGTACCATTACTGTTGCTGGTCGTGATTATCAGACGTACGTTCCTGTTGGTATTTCTACTCTTGACTATCTACAACTGTATAAGAAGTTTTCGTTTACCATGCAAGAGTCTTATCGACTCGATCATATTGCAAACATCGAGCTTGGTGAACGTAAGATGGACTACTCAGAGTATGATAGCTTATTTGATCTTTATAAGAAAGATTATCAGAAGTTCATCGAGTATAACATTAAGGACGTTGATCTTGTTGGTAAGCTTGAAGATAAGTTAAAGTTTATTGAGCAAGTATTTGCTATTGCTTATGATGGTAAGGTTAACTATCAAGATGCATTTACATCTGTCCGTATGTGGGATATTATTATTCATAACTATCTTCTTTCTCAAAGAATTGTTGTTCCTCATGTCAAGCCTGGAAAGAAAGAACGACAGATCATTGTGCATTTGTTAAAGATCCTAAGGTTGGAATGCATATGTGGGTTGTATCGTTTGATTTAAACTCTCTTTATCCGCACCTTATGATGCAATATAACATTTCACCAGAAACATACGTTGGTCACATTTCTTCTATTGATGGTGAAGATGGTGTAAAGAAAATTCTTAATGGCCATTTAGACGAACCTTCTATTCGTAATCAAATGATATCACAAAACGTCACCGTTGCAGCTTCTGGTTGTATGTTTGATAAAGACTATCAAGGATTCCTTCCTAAGCTGATGCAGAAGATGTATGATGATCGTGTTGTCTATAAGAAGCGAATGATTGAGGCAAAGAAAGCTCATGAATTGAATCCTTCTTACGAAAACGAGAAAGCAATTGCACAAAATCATAACATGCAGCTTGCAAAAAAGATTCAGCTTAACTCAGCATATGGTGCATTGTCCAATGAATATTTCCGTTGGTTTGATCCAAAGCTTGCTGAGTCTATTACTCTTTCTGGTCAGCTTTCAATTATGTGGATTGAACGCGAGATCAATATATACTTGAACAAATTATTTAAGACAAAGGATAAAGATTATGTCTTGGCATGCGATACAGACTCTATGTATATTACGCTTGACTCTTTGGTCACTCAATGCGGTCTTGAGAATAGTCCAACTGCAGAAGTTATCACCTTCCTTGATCGTGTGTGTGAAGATCGACTTGAACCGTTTATTGATAAGTGTTATGAACGTCTTAGTGGATATGTTAATGCTTTTGAACAAAAGATGAAAATGAAGCGAGAAGCTATTGCTAACAAAGGCATCTGGACTGCCAAGAAGCGATACATTCTCAACGTATGGAACAACGAAGGTGTCTCATATGCAGAACCTAAATTGAAGATGATGGGAATTGAAGCTGTTCGTTCTTCTACTCCTGCTGCATGTCGTGCTAACATTAAAAGATGTATCAACGTTATCATGAACCAAGAAGAAGATGATGTTATAAAATTCATTGAGAAGTTTCGTGCTGAATTCAAGCAGCTTCCATTTGAAGATGTTGCTTTTCCTAGAGGTTGCAAAGGCATGACAGAGTATGCCGATCTAAACACAATCTACAGAAAAGCAACACCTATCCAAGTACGTGGTGCTTTGGTGTACAACCATATACTAAAGTTAAAAAAATTAGACCAAAGATATCAGCTTATCCAAGAAGGTGATAAGATTAGATTCTGTTACATGAAATTGCCTAATCCAATTAACGAGAATGTGTTTGCTTGTCCAAATACTTTGCCAAAACAACTTGGCTTAGATTCATATATTGACTATGATACACAATATAACAAATCATTCGTTGAACCTATTAAGACAATACTGGATGCTATAGGTTGGAGAGTTGAGAAAAAGGCATCACTAGAAAGTTTCTTTTCATGATATTATTAGTTTTCTTTTTGATGCTATGTAGTTTTGGTCTTGGCGTTGCTTGGAATGTAGTCTGGGTAAATATTAAAGAGCTCAATGCTTGGCTAGATCGACGTGCTCTTGAAGATAAACAATTGGCAGAGTCCTATAAAAAAGGTGTAGAAGAAATTACAAAAGAATTGGTTGATAAACCTCTAGTTGCAGATGAATTAAACAAACCTAAGAAAAATTTAAAAGGAATTAAAAAATGAGCGATATTGGAATTAATATTGAATTATCTTATGATCAAGCTGATCTAGTTGTTTTACAATTATTGCAGAGCGCTCTCGAGAGAAACATTCAAGAATATTTTGATAAGGTTCGAGTGTTTGATTCACGCAAAGAACATCGTAGGCTAATTAAGTCTCTACATCGTTCGATTGCTTATTTTATGTCTCATGATGAGTTTGTTGAATACATGCAAGAAATTGAATGGCCAAGCGATATTAATGTCAATCCATATAAATGGTAAAGATTAAATAAAGATATCTAATGAATAAGGAAACAACATGTCAGATATGTGGTCTTGATTTAGATTATATTAATTGTAAGAACATAAATTGTCCAAGAGTACTTTGGTATAGCGATGAGGGAAAAATGATAACTGACGATATTTTTGATAACGACTTTGGGTTTTCAGCTGCTTCAGAAGAAGAGTTGAAAAAGTATGAGAAACAACAACTACAACAATTGACTAAAAAGGTTGATAGTTCTGTAGCTGAGGCTTCTACGTATAAAGAAAGATTAGAAACAATGTATAAGATGATTGTACCTCTTATCAACAATCTTTCTAAGGATCCACAAAAAGAATATATTTTATGGCCTGGTAGAGATAAGAGACTTGCAGAGTTTAAACAAAAACTTGATGCATTGATGGATGGTTAATTATCTAGCACTAATTACTGCTTTATGTCTTTCTTCAGTTTCTGCCTATTATTCTATAATAGGATTGACTGCGATATTTGCTGGATCGTTTTGGGCAGTAGTAATTATGGGATCGACTTTAGAGATTCCCAAGATTATTACAACATCTTGGTTATATAGAAATTGGTCATCTAGTCCAATATTGCTAAGGATATATCTTAGTTTTGCTATTATCGTTTTGATGACAATCAGCTCAATGGGAATTTTTGGTTTTTTATCTAAAGCTCATATTGATCAAAATATTCAGATAACAACTGGTGATTCAGATCAAATCCAAATTGTTCAAACAAAAATTGACAATGAACAATCTATAGTACAAGATTTAAATAAACAAATAGCTCAGATCGATGCTGCTGTTACTAAGATGACAGATAAGGGACAGGCACAGAGTTCCTTACAGGCTGCGGATAAACAGAGGAAAGTTCGTGATGATCTTACTAAACAAAAAACACAACATGTCGAGACACTTTCTAATCTTAAAACAGAAAAAGTTAAACTTGAATCTAGTGTCAAAAAGACAGAAGCAGAAGTTGGGCCAATTAAATATATTGCATCGGCCATATATGGAACATCAGGACCTGATGTTCTTGAATTGGCTGTTCGTTGGGTTATACTCTTGCTGGTTGTTGTATTTGATCCTCTCGCTGTTATTCTTCTTTTAGCAGCCAATCATGGGATGAATGCCAAAAATAAGGTGTTGCATCAAATTAAAAAAGAAGATATACTTATCCTAGATTTAATAGAAAATGAACAACCTTAACAAAAGGTATAACTGGAGTCATTATGTCACTTATTTCCCGTCTAATTAAAAATTCTACAATTAATGATACAGCTGTTCTTACCGAATCAAAAATCTATGGTAAGAAAGATATGATTACAACTAGCGTTCCAATGGTGAACGTAGCACTATCAGGTGGTGTTGATGGAGGATTGACTCCTGGTTTGACTGTATTAGCAGGACCCTCCAAACACTTTAAGTCTGCCTTTTCTCTCCTCATGGCATCGGCTTATATGAAACAATATCCTGATAGTGTCCTTCTATTCTATGACTCAGAGTTTGGTACACCTGCAGGCTACTTTGATTCATTTGGTATTGACATGACTCGTGTTATCCATACACCAATCACAGATATCGAACAATTGAAGTTTGATATTATGAAGCAGTTGAATGAGATTGGTCGTACTGATAAGGTTGTTATGGTAATTGACTCTGTTGGTAACTTGGCTTCCAAGAAAGAAGTTGAGGATGCTGCAAATGAAAAGTCAGTTGCAGATATGTCTCGTGCAAAGAGCTTAAAGAGTTTGTTCCGTATGGTTACTCCTCACCTTACTCTTAAGGACATTCCTTTGATTGTTGTTAATCACACCTATAAGGAAATTGGATTGTATCCAAAAGACATTGTTGGTGGTGGAACAGGTATTTACTATTCTGCTGATACAATCTGGATTCTTGGACGTCAGCAGGATAAAGACTCTGATGGTATTCAAGGTTATCATTTTATCATTAATGTGGAGAAGTCCCGCTATGTCAAAGAAAAGTCTAAGATTCCAATTACAGTATCTTTCGAAGGCGGTATTAAACGTTGGTCAGGTATGCTTGACTTGGCTATCGAGGGTGGCTATGTGGTTAAACCTTCAAATGGATGGTATCAGCTCGTTGATCGCACAACAGGTGAAGTATCTGGGGCCAAGATGAGGGCAGCTGATATTGAAGACAACAGCTCAATCTGGAAGCAATTATTAACATCTACTGACTTTGCTCAATGGATTAAGTCTAAGTATACATTGGTTGGCGGTAATCTCCTTGCAGCTGAAAAGGAAGAAGAAGATGACATTTAAGTTAAGTACTCTTGAAAAGAAAAATGTTATTCAGGTTGAAAGATGGACCAAGAATGGTGTAACTCTTATTCATTCCACTGGTTGGCGTTGGGGTACTGCTACGTTTAAAGATAAACCTGATCTTTCTGACTATGATGAAGAGTATGGTATTGATATCTACAGCATGGATATAGAAGATCATGAACTTGATGATGGTTGCTGGGAAGAATGGGAATATATACAATCTGCTGTTGGCAACCAAGAACAAGTCGATGACTATCGTGAAGAAGTAGAAGAGTACTTAGAATTAAATGGTTTTGCTGACCTGGAAGATATGGGTTGGGAAAGTGAAGACAGTGAACTTTTGTTCAGAGGTCCTTTAGAAGTAACAGAAGAATAATGGCAAACAATTCATTTTTAGATAGCATAGCAGAGTTTACTCGAATTTACAGAGATGCTCGTCAACAGTATGATATTGAAGCTGAACAGTATTGGGAAGATATGTCTTATGAAGATAAGTTGAAGGTTTTCTATCTTGTTACTAAGCGTATTCATAAAGGTGATGTAGTCGATCGTGGATCATTTAGATATGTTCTATACGAAACGTTTGGTTTTGATATGGATTCATATCTAGTAGGTATGGATTCAGGTTACATGGAAATTCATAATGCTATTGCAGAAGGTCTTGATGACGATTGATTGGATAGGATTTAAAGGTCAACTTTTTTATTGGAATCTATATAGATTCAATAGTGGCTATCCATATGTCAGTTGGAGAATTGGTCCCATTTTAATTAAGAGGTATTGGAAATGACATATGATCCTATTACACATCTAAGAATTTTAATACCATCAGAACCTGGTAGTGTATCCAAGTTACAATATAGAAGACTTGGTAAGTATAAAGAAACCGATTGGGTAGATGTTCCAATAATTGAAGAGAATTTAAATGATAGAAAAAACGATACTCTCACATCTAATCTACAACGAGGCGTTTGCGAGGAAGACCCTTCCGTTTCTTAAGGATGAATATTTTCAAAACCAACATGATAAGGTTGTTTATAAATTAATTCAAGAATATGTTACAAAATACAACAACACTCCTACAAAGGAAGTGTTGTTCCTTGAATTGAATAATCAAGATGGTTTAAGTGAAAATGTTTTTAAAGAATCAAAGCGAACTATTGAAGATCTTCAAGTTGATAACACAGAAATTAAATGGCTTCTTGATAGTACTGAAAAGTTTTGTCAAGAAAAGGCTATCTATAATGCTATCATGGCATCAATTAAAATCCTTGATGACAAGACTGAATCAAGTTCTACAGGCGCTATTCCTACTTTGCTATCAGACGCTCTTGGTGTTAGTTTTGATGTTAGTATCGGTCATGATTATTTTCTTAATGCTGATGATCGGTTTGATTTTTATCATCGCAAGGAAGAACATATTCCCTTCGACCTTGACTACTTTAACAGTATTACTAAAGGAGGTCTTGTTCGAAAAACTCTCAATATTGCCCTTGCAGGCACTGGTGTTGGGAAATCTCTTTTTATGTGCCATTGTGCTTCACATAACCTGACACAAGGTAAGAATGTTCTTTATATCACAATGGAAATGGCAGAAGAAAAGATTGCAGAGCGTATAGATGCAAACCTTCTCAATGTCACTGTTGATGAGTTATCGGTCCTTCCTAAAGATGCATATGATAAAAAGATTGCACGTATAAAGGAAAAGACTGTAGGTAAATTAATTGTAAAAGAATATCCAACAGCATCAGCTGGTTCAGCTCACTTTAGGCATTTGATCAATGAACTTAGAATTAAGCGTAATTTTATACCCGATGTCATATACATTGATTATCTTAACATATGTAGTTCTAGCAGAATTCGTACTGGTTCTAATGTCAACTCCTACACATACATTAAAGCTATTGCTGAGGAGCTACGTGGTCTGGCTGTGGAGTTTAACGTCCCTGTTGTTTCTGCTACACAGACTACCAGAGGTGGTTACGGCAATTCAGATGTTGAGCTTACAGATACCTCGGAATCCTTTGGCCTTCCTGCTACAGCAGATTTAATGTTTGCTCTTATCAGTACAGAAGAGTTAGAAGACCTCAATCAACTAATGGTCAAACAATTAAAGAACAGATATAACGATCCTACTATGAATAGAAGATTTGTTATTGGAATTGATAGAGCAAAGATGAGATTGTATAATACAGAACAATCTGCTCAAAACAATCTAATTGATGATACTCCAGTGTTCAACAAATCAAAAGCTGGACAATCTATTGATAACGATAAAAGGAATAGGTTCAAGGAATTAACAGTATGATTGAAATATTATACAGAATTTTTATTGTTTGTGGTTTAATAATTGCTGTTTGTATCCCAGCAGGACTAACTGTTTTATTTTCAATGTCTGACGAAGAGACATATAAATGAAAACTTCTGAAGAAGCCTATGAAGAATTTGTTGCAGATATCATCCTTACATATTTTACAACCCAGTTGAATTCTGGACGTACGGTTATTCTTGAATCTGAAATTTGGCAAATGTTGGGTTTAGAATTACCAGAAGATCAAGAAAACCGGAGTTTTATTTAAAGCAATATCAAGACAATGTGATACCATTTCCTGGTCCTAAATCTAAACTCAACTGATTGTCGTTTATACCAAATTGCAACATTTTTTATCATATAACGTATTGAAAACACACAATAAAAACGCTGTTGATATTACAGGTTTTTTTCTAAACCATTGATATTATTGGTGTTTTTTTACGTTTGGTCGTCCAAAATTTGGCTGTATGTGTAATTACCCCACCAGCTAAACCAACCTAAAAAATAACTGTGTAATATCAAGGGGTTATTTTTCCCTGTAAAAACAACGGCTTATTTTTTTAAATAACCGTTGTCTTTTTATCCAATCTCCCATATATTGATAATATGAGCTGTGGAAATAACGGTTTTCGAGGCTTTTCAGCTCAAATAAGTTAAAAAATAACAGTTGACTTATTAATCAGAATACCAGATTATAATCAAGTAGACACAAACACACACAGGAGATACAATATGTCTAAAGTAGAAATGGCTCGTAAGATTTTCGATCAGAATCCTAATCTTTCTCGTAAGGATTTAATTTCTGAACTTATGTCTCAGTTGAACATGACTAAGGCTGGTGCAACGACTTATGCTTATAACTTGTCTAAGGGCAAGCCTAAGGCAGCCAAGGTTGCTAAGCCTGCAAAGGCAGCTAAGACTGCTCGTGCAAAGACTGTAACTGAGATGTCTCGCTCTTTGCTTCCTGTTCAGTCAAAGGCTGAGCGTATGGCAATGATCAAGCAGGTTGCTGATAAGCAAAAGCAATTGGAAGCTGAAGCCAAGAAGCTCGAGCATGATGAGATGCAAGCAGAAGTTGATCAGTTTGTCGACGAAGCTGTTGCATATGTCAAGACTCTGACTGCTCCTACTCGCAAGTTCATTGGAATGGCTGAGTAATCGATAAACAAAGGTTGGGAGGGATTATTTTTGTCCCTCCCATGGTTAGGAACATTTTTTATTATAAATAGATTTGTGAGCATGTGCTCACTATTAGGTAATTTTTAAATAGGCACTACTTTTATGTACTCGACTTTTTGTTTTAAACATAATCTACGCACAGCCAACGGGATGCTCCCGATTGCTAGCGTATGGTCATATGAAGGCAAGAAGGAGCGCATGATTTAAACCTAGGATGAAATCCAAAGTTTGGTCAAGCGCTCAGGGAAACCGGAGCGCTTTTTTGTTGTTGACTTAATTAAAAAAGTAACCTATATTGAGACTCGATGCTGTTCCGAGTGGATAAGAACAGCCCCTGACTGGTACTGGCGCCAAATGGTTGCAGGTGGTTTCCAGCAGGGTAGAAGGATAACGTAGGTTATCTCTTCACAGATACACAACTGCGGTGTGGGTGGCCTTTAGCCCTGCAACGAGCAACGTAGGCACTGTTGCAGGTGCGGTGTATCTTTGTGGAGATAATAGTTATCTCTTCATGGATACATCAGAGCCCGAAGTGTGTGCACAATAATAAACACAGAGGTAGGCTTCCCAGAATCGGTAACCAGCTGTAATAACGAGTGG